GGGCACGTCATGGAAATCGTAAAAGTAAATCCTGTTGGGCGTCCGCGCCTGACACCCGACTCCCCGCTTTCAGAAAAACAAAAGAAATTTGTTAAGGAATACGTTTCCAACGACGGTATGATCAGTAAGAAACAATGCGCTCTAAACGCAGGCTTCTCTGAAAAAAGCGCGTCGGTCAAGGCGTCCATTCTTTTGAACCCCCACAAGCACCCGAATGTTGCCAAGGCAATCAAGATGTATCGGGATGAACTGAACGAACGGTACGCTATCACCTATCATCGTCATGTTCGTGATTTACAGCGCATACGTGATGAGGCTTTAGACAACGGGGCTTACTCTGCCGCCGTTCAAGCCGAGTACCGCCGGGGGCAGGCACACGGGGATATCTACATCAGCAAATCTGAAGTGCGGCACGGGTCTATTGATAGCATGAGCCGTGATGAAGTGATGAAAGAACTAGAAGAGATTAAAAAGCAATATGGATCTTCCGTTATCGATATCACGCCCGTCGAAAAAGACGCCGAAGAATCTGGAAGCGAGCTTCTACCAGAGTATAAAGAAGAATCAAAAGAAGCACCGTCCTGACGTCCGACTCACGCGGATAGAAAGCTGGGCATCCCAAGGCGTCCCCGATCTTGTCGTTTGCGGCGAGACAGGGGACTTTTCTTTTTGGGAACTAAAAACTGCAACCGGCGTTGCTGTCCGGTTGTCGCCCCATCAGGTTGCATGGATGGAGCAGCACAAGCACACCGCGTCGTTTATCATTGTGCGCTGCAAAGATCGACACGCCCACGTGTATCGTGCGGATCAGGCGGTTGAGCTTGTTGACCGCGGGCTTCTTTTAAAACCGCATTTTAAAATAGATGCCCCGATTGATTGGGAGCAGTTTTTCCGTTTGACAATCCCGTTGTAGGAATTATCTTATATGAACCAACAATGGGAGATTCTAATGACAGAAGAAGAAATAGAGGAAAACTGCGAATGCGGGCTTACAGAGGCCGGTTTGTGGAGTGAGTCACTGTTTGAACAGTGGGGGTGTGAATGTAAGATTGGAGATAAACGAAATGAAGAAAGCTACCTTTCGCGTTCGTGAAATACGCACGTTTGAGTTTGACATGTACTTTGACGAGTATTTGTCGCTTGCAAATATGGAAAATGCCGCAGAAGAAAAATGGTCGAACGGTCCTAATTTTTGGCAGCAGGCAATAGAGGCTGAACCGGCTAAAGTTCTTGTCGGAATAAAAAGAGATCAAGAAGGCGATGTCGCAGTCAGAAGAATAGCCGAGCGCCCGACGCCGGACGTAAAATTATTCTGGGCAAATGGCAGCTATTGCACAACAAGCGGTAACATGCGGGATTTTAATTTTGCCGTCCGTGACGTCAGTTTAGAAAAGGCATCTCGCCGAGCCGAGCAGATAATAAAAGACGATAGACGACGCCGGTATTCTGGCAAGCTTGACATGGAAATATGCGCCGCCGGTAACTATTAAATGTGGATATTGTCGCGCCTTTATTATTGGCTGTTTTGGGGATCGCCAGACCCGGACAAAATCAAAAGCCGATATAGCATTGAGCCCACAAAACGACGGCGGAAAAAATAAAGACAAAAGGCAGGCTTGCGCTTGCCTTTTTTATTTTGCGCTTTAATATGGGATCAGTCCCACATATCAGGAGTTTTAAAAAATGTTGAAAACAGTTGAAATCAGCACCGCCAAAAAACTGAAAGGATGCGCCGTTACATATCGCAGCGGCAATAAAAACATGTTTGGCACGTGCCCGGCGGATTGCGAGTTGAACCCATCAGGCAAGGGATGCGGCGGCGGGCAAATTGATTTTGATTATCTAGACGCTGTTTTAGATAGCAAGCCGCGGGCGGGTTACAGTTTCACATATACCCATTTTAGCCCCATGCATTGGGCGCACAAATTGAGCCCGATTAAAACCGTTTTGAATTACAGCACCGCCAACCCGGAAACAGCCGCGTTTTTAAAAAATGCAATGCGGAAAGCGCCGCCGGATCAATGGTCCTTTCCAATGGTAACAGTGGTGCCCCCGACGTTTTGGCAAGAGTCGCAAAAAAACCGGACAATTGACGGCGTCCAATTTGTGCGTTGCCCAGAAGAAACCGGCGCAATTAGAGGATGCGGGGATTGTGGCGGGCGTGACGGCCCGTTGTGCGCTCGTTTAAACCGTGATTATGTAATTACATTTACAGCGCACGGGACAGACAAAAACCGGGCAGGCGATAGTCAGACGCAGGGCGGATGCTATGCGGGCACCGGTAACGTCGCCATTCATTGGCGGCGCATGCCGGGCCAGATGCAGGCAAAGCCCGACGGGGAAACCTTGCGAGACTTTGCCCGCAACTTGCCGCCCCGTTCAATATTGCGGCACCACATAGCCGGGGACATTGGGGAAGAATAGAACGCCCGCCCCGCTGCAGCCCGCCCGCCACCCCGGCGCGGCGGGTTTTCTTTTTTAAAAAATACGTTTGCCTTTGCGGGATTAATCGCATAATCTGCCAATTGACTAGGCGAGATCGTTTTGGTCGGGATTTTCAAATTGCGTTTTTTGTTTATCCCTTGCCCCTTTTCGGTTGACGTTCGCACCCCCCGCCCCGTGCTAGTCCGGGCCCGCTGCAGGGACACCACATAGCAGCCCCATATTATGCAAAACCAAACAACCTTTTAAAATGGAGTTAAAGACATGCTGCAAAATATCGACAATGCGAACCGCGACATGGAAACCCTTTTGCATCACGTTATGGAGCAAAACAGCCGTTCGGTTGATTATCAGGCCAATACCGGCCAGATGGAATATCAAACGCGGGACACTGGAAACGGGAAGCAAACAGCAATCTTTTTAGAGGGGCAGGGCGGGGAACCAACCCGCCAGCTTGACGTTAACGGCGTTTGTTTTGACGGTATCGCCAAAACAGCCGAAATAGACGTCAGGACGGCCCGCCGGTTGTCTGATAATTATCCCGAACAATGGGACGGCCTGATTAATGCGATCTGGCAACAAGAACCCAAGCCGCGTTTATTGCGGACGTTTATGGATGATGAAAGAACCGGAACCGCCCGCGCCATGTTATCGGACAGGTTTAAAACCTATGACAATTTGGATTTGATTGAGACGGCCATTCCCGAATTGATGAAAGCAAATGTTGAAGATAACGCGGGCTGGCAGCTTCAAAACTGGCACAGCACCGATAAAAAACTAATGGCCCGGTTTAAATCAAATACGATTGTCGGGGAAGGTGCAAAGGTCGGCGATCTAATGGCCCTTGGATTGCTCATTAGCAATTCAGAAACGGGGCACGGATCAATACAGGTTGCACAAATCAACTGGACGTTGGCTTGCCTTAACGGGATGCAGACCGAAAATAAAATCCGGTCCCCGCATTTGACCAGCAGCCGCGGAGACGCGGACGTTTGGTCGGTCCTGACAGAGGAAGCAAAGAAAGCCGATAACGCGGCAATGTCTCTGAAATTGCGGGACATGGTGCGGGCTTTCAGCAGCCGGGACAGCTTTGACGAAATATTGCAAAAGATGAAGGATGCAGCCGCGGACGTCATTGAAGGCACATATACAGAAAAAGCTGTCGATAAAATGGGTTCTATTTTGGGCATACCGCAAAAGCGCCGGTCCCTTGTTCTTGAGGGATTAGTGCAGACGCGGGCGCAAGATGGCTACGTTGGCGAACCAGTCAGCCGTGCAACTCTAATGAATGCCATTACAGCCGTGCCGCAAATGCAGGATGCTGCAGGCAATGCCATGGTGCAGCCGGATGATATTGACGACTGGCAGCGTTTAGGTGGACGCGTTTTAGAGATGAAATCGTCTGACTGGACCGCAATTAGCCGCGCATCATTAGAAGCCGCATAAAACACAAAACCCGCCGGGCATTGCGCTTGGTGGGTTTTATTTTTGCCCGCACCACATCTAGACGTGAAACAGCTGCAGGAAAGCCCGTCGCGCACAACATATGCGAATAATCCCGCAAAATATCTATTTTCCCCAAACTTGCCCCGCGCCCCGCCCGCTTATGTTTTTAAACTTATAGATATGAAACATGGCCCGCGATCCGGGGGCCGGGGATCGTGATCCGCGGCACAAATTGCCCCGGCAGCGGGCCGGAAAATCGCGCCGGATCATGCATGGCCCGCGTTTCGCGGCACGTGATACGTGATTTAATAATTAGTCGCACGGGGCCCCGGCAAACTTAATTTTAGCAATAAAAACAGAGACATAGACCACGAATCGCTCAAAACGAGCCCCGCGCCTGTGGCAGACGACGTCAAAGTCCATGTTTTTCGCAAACAATACTGTAAAAAACGATATCAATATGGGATAAATAGTGTATCCTGACTTTTCTTCAGGGGCCCCTATAAAGTAGGTCAACCGAAAAAAGGTTTACTGGCTTATTATGAGCGATGAAATCCAAGATAAAGTAGTCAAGTTACAGCTTCGACTAGCTCAATTAAATCGTGTGGAACACTGCCAGACGGACTTCTTAGGATTTGTGAAAGCGGTCTGGCCGGACTTCATTGCGGGCGAGCATCATCGTATAATTGCAGAGAAGTTTGAGCGCGTAGCCAAGGGCGAATTGAAGCGTTTGATCATCAACATGGCCCCGCGTCACACAAAGTCTGAGTTTGCCAGTTATCTTCTGCCCGCATGGTTTATTGGGCAAAACCCGGCGATGAAAATCATTCAGGCAACGCACACCACGGAGCTTGCTGTATCCTTTGGCCGTAAGGTGAAGAACCTTCTAGAGCGAGAAGATTATGCGGAGATCTTTCCTGAAGCA